CCCTTATGGGCGGCCCGGGGCCGGCGAAAGGGGGGACGCCCCCGGACCCCGCATGCGGGGCGGCAGCGACCTCTGCGCCGGCCTCACCAGTCGGCCGCGAACTGCGCCGGCCTCACCAGTCGGCCGCGAACTGCGCCGGCCTCACCAGTCGGCCGCTACCTACGCCGGCCTCACCAGTCGGCCGCTACCTACGCCGGCCTCACCAGTCGGCAACCTGTCCCGCCAGGTTCATTCCCGGGGTGGTACCCGGCGCGGGCGGAGGGGCTGGCCTCCCTCCGGCTATGACCGTTCTTCACTGTCCAGCGCATATTCACCGCGCGGTGAATATGGACGAGGAGTGAACATGGCTGAGAAGACCGCGAAGGAGAAGGCGGAGGCTGCCGCCGCCCGCAAGGCCGCCCGCGAGGCGAAGGCCGCCGAGGCTGCTGAGGCCAAGGCTGCCGAGGTCCTACTGCGCGCCAAGGCCGAAGCGGCCGCGAAGAAGTCTCCGGAGGAGATGACCCAAGCCGAGCTCCAGCTCTTCCGCCAGGCCGAGGAAGACGCGCGCGCGAAGGCTCGCGAGGCCGCGGCGAAGTCATAATGGCGAAGGCGAAGCTCGGTTCAGGCGCCCGGTTCAAGGCCGTGGAGCGCGCGGCCAAGAAGAGCGGCGCCCGCAATCCCGCCGCCGTGGCGGCCGCCGCCGGCCGGAAGAAGTACGGCGCGGCCAAGATGGCGAAGATGGCGGCCGCGGGCCGCAAGAAGGCGAAGTAGCGTGGCCCTCCAGAAAGCCGTCAAGGCCGTGATGAAGGCCGCGCCGACGGCTCTCTCCGCCCTCAACCCGCTCCCGACGGGCCAGCCGACGACGGCGCACACCGGCGAAATCGCCCGCCAGTTCCATCGCGGCGAGGCCGTTCGCGCCCTCAAGCAGGTGAGGGGGCGCGGCCGGACCACCTCCGGCGGCCATCACCCGACACCCGCGAAGAACCAGACCGACTACGGCCCGAAGAAGTCGACGACCCCGAACGTGATGAAGGCCGCCGGCCACTCCGGGCGCGCGAGGAAACGCTGATGAGCTCGAGGAGCGCATGATGGCGAAGAAGCTGTCCGCCGCGAAGGCGAAGGTCATGCTCAAGGAGGGCCGCGCGAATGGCCGGCCCCTGACGAAAGCCCAGCGCGGCTACTTCGGTGCCGTCGCGGGCGGGAACGCCCGCAAGGGCCGGAGGAAGTAGCCATGGCTGGTGGAGGGTACAAGAAGGGGATGGCCGCCGGGTCTGCGCGCGAGACCGGCAAGGCCACGTCCTCGAGGAGCACCTCGCTCCGTACGGTCCGCAAGGGCATGAAGTCCGAGACCAGGGTCAACAAGGGCGCCGCCAAGATGGCCGGTAAGATGCTTCCCACGGCTGCGAGGCCCATCCGCCCCCGTGGCGCCGCCGCCTCGCTTCGCCCGCGGGTCGCCCGCGAGGCCACCGCGGGAAAGCCGGTCCCGAAGGTTCGGGCCCTGGTCAAGAGGCGCGGCCGCAGCCCGAAGTAGGTGTGCATCATCTGCGAGGACCTCTTCGAGGTCGAGCTCGCGCGAGACCCCTGGGAGGAGCTCCTGAACGACAATGACGCGCCAGCTCGACCTGAACAGCGGAGCCCAGACCGACTTCGTGATGTCGCCGGCGCAGTACTGCGCCTACGTTGGAGGGGTCGGCGCCGGTAAGACGTTCGCCGGCATCGCGCGCGGGTTCCGTTACTCGCTCCAGCCGAAGCCGCAGGGCGTGTTCCACGCGGCCCGCGGCGTCATCGCGGCATCATCGTATCCCGTCCTCAAGGACGTCATCATCCCGACCCTCGAGGAGCTCATCAACACCACCGGCCTGGCGAACTGGTCGAAGGACTACAAGAAGTCGGAGAAGGAGCTGACCCTCATCAACGGGTCGGTCATCCGGCTCCGGTCCCTCGATAAGCCGGACTGGCAGCGCGGCCCCGAATACGCCTGGTTCTTCATCGACGAGGGCCGCAACGTGACCATGAAAGCGTGGGAGGTCCTCACGGGTCGCCTGCGTCAGCGAGGGTACGACACCTCGGGCTTCGTGTGCTCCACCCCGAACGGTTTCGATTGGATGTGGCGCACGTTCCACGAGGAGTCGGAGAATCGGCTCAAGGGCGCGGTGTGGTTCAACGCCCCGACGACCCAGAACAAGCACCTCCCCCCGGGCTACATCGACGCCCTCAAGGCCAACTACCACGGCCGGTTCTACGAGCAGGAGGTCGAGGGGAAGTTCGTCGGTCTTGTCGAGGGCGGCGTCTTCCCGTATTGGAGCCCGGTCGAGCACTGCATCCCGCTCGAGTACGACCCGAAGCTCCCGCTGTACACCGGCTGGGACTTCGGCTACGGGGACATGGGCGTCTGCGTCTTCATGCAGGTGGAGTGGCGCGACAAAGAGGGCGACTACATGGGCCCTCGCATGCAGGTCCCGTACCTCTACATCCTCGACGTCATCGCCGAGAAGGAGTGGACCGCGGCCGACTGGGCCCGGGCCTACCACGAGAAGCTCGACACGATGTTCGGCGGTCGCCACACCGATGGCGACTACGGGGACCCCGCGGGAATGCAGCGGAACCCCTCAACCGGAACGAGCGTCATCCTCGACCTGAACACGGCCGGGGTGCCAGTGGGGCCGGTCCTCAAGCGCCCCCAGGACTTCTCGCTCCGCATCCTGAACAACATGATGGCCGGGAACCGCGTCTTCGCCTCGCGCGAGAACGCCGCCGACCTCTCGCACGCCTTCGCATCCCACAAGTGGAAGCTTGGTCCGGAGGGCGACAAGTCGGCTAAGGACCCGGTCCACGACTGGACCTCCCACTACGTCGATGCTGTTCGTTACGCTGCTTCTGTACTCCTTCCGTTTGGTCCGCGCAGTGTTGAAGAGGAAGCCGAGAAGACCTTCGAGCCGAACCAGTACGGCCACGTCTTCCAGCAGCACCTCCGCAAGCGCGACGATGAGCGGTGGATTGGCGGCGGACGGCAGCGACGCGCGACCTTCGAACCCGGCGTGATTGCGCCGAGAGGAGCATGATGGCTGGGAACCAAGTCTTCCGGGTGTACGATGACGAAGAGACGATGCTCTCCATCTACAGCCGGCGCCTCAGCATCGCCGACAAGAAGTTCGACCAGTTCGAACCGGAACGCGACGCGCAGTTCTCTCGCTACCGCGAGGAGCCGAAGGAGTCGCAGTTCACCTCCCGCGGACATCGCATCACTACCGGTGTCGGCACCGGCATCATCGACACGCTGTACTCCTCGATGGTCGCCGTCGATGTCGAGTTCATCTGCAAGGCCATCGGGCACGGTACGCGCTCCCAGGCCTATGTCGCGACTGAGGGCCTGAACCAGGCCTGGCGTGACACGAAGGGTCAGAAACGCTGCAAGCGCGCCATCAAGGACGCGTTGCTCGCGGACATCGGTTGGGTCAAGGTGTACTACGACTACCAGACCGACGTGATGACCCTGGACCGCCCCGACGCCGCCATCAAGGCGGAGATGGAGGAGCTGTTCAGCAAGGACAAGACCCTCACCGCGGACCAGCTTGCGGAGCTTGTGCCAACGAGGGAGGACCAGACCGTAGTTCTCCGCGACCGTATCTGCGTCGACTACGTTCCCTGGAAGCTTGTCCGCTACGACCCCTCCGCGAAGGCCATCGAGGACATCCGCTGGGTCGCACAGTACACCCCGACGCCGGCGTCCGAGGTCGTGTGGAACCCGACCTGGCGCGCCTTCGTGCTCGACCGCTACGGCGAGGCCGAGGGCATGCGCCTCCTCGACGACCTCAAGGGCGACTCGAAGATGAAGACCGGCCTCGAGGCCGACTTCGGGGTCATGTCGACCATTCCGGATGACGAGTACGCCGACGACGACCGCGTGACGGTCGTCGAGATGTGGGACTTCGAGACGGGTCTCGTCACGGTCTTCCCGCGTGACCGGAAGGACTTGGTTCTCTTCCAGCGCCTCAATCCGCTGATGATGAACCTGGACCTCGAGGACCGCAACCCCTTCAAGCCCGTCATGTCGCGCGAGGTCTCGGATGAGTTCGAGGGTCTCAGCGACGCGAAGCTCATCCAGAACGGCCTGGAGGAGCTCGACGAGTACCGCTCGAACATTGCGACCCACATCGCGCGCACCATCCCGAAGTTCTTCGGTCCCGAGAACGGTCTGACCAAGGCCGGCAAGAAAGCCCTCGAGTCGACCGAGTGGGGCGCGTACGTCGAGACGTCCCCTCAGACGGCCCCGAATGGCATCTGGACCCCGCAGCTCCCCGTCCTCGCGCAGGAGGTCTACGGCGTTCCTCAGCAGATTGCGGAGGAGCTCAAGGAGGCCACCGGCGCCACCGACACGATGCGCGGCGTGTTCACATCGAAGCGCCAGACCGCCGCGGAGACCCAGCTCGTTACCGGCAAGGGCGACCTTCGCCAGGCCGAGCGCCGCGGTCTCCTCGAGGACTGGTATCTCAGCATCGCCCGTACCATGCTCCAGCTCATCCAGGTCTTCTACGACGCGACGCGCATGCAACGCTTCGTGACGGAGACCGGCGAGGAGTTCACCTGGGAGTGGAGCCGCGAGGACGTCGCGATGGACGCCGACATCGACGTCGCCATCACGCCCCGCGAGAACCTGACGCGCGATGAGCGCCTCCAGCGCATGATGCTGGTGATGAACCTGCTCATCCCGCTCCCCGAGACGTCGCGGCCGGACCTCATTCGCGCCGTGTTGCGCGAGACCGGCATCCTCTCCGAGGAGGACATCCTCAAGCTCGTGAAGAGCCAGGAGGAGCTCCAGAAGGAGCAGGAGGCCGCGAACCTCGAGACTGTTCTCTCCGCCCGCCCGGGCGAAGCCGGCGCGCCCCCGGGGCTCGCCATCTCCGCCTTCGGCGTGCCCACCAACGGAGGCGCACGAACGCCCGCCGGCAAGTCTGGCGGGGGAAGGTAGTACATCGTCGAGGGGCTAGGTACAGCCAGCCGGCCGAGGCCGAAGCCCACAACGAACAGGGAGGCAGCAATGCCTGATGCACCCGCATCGACCCGTGAGGGCATCGCCGCGGCACTCGCCGAGACGAAGTTCGGCACGGAGGAAGACGCCGTTGAGGCGAGCTGGGACAGCTTCGATGCCGAGGCCAGCGAAGCCAAGACGGAGGAAGCGCCCGCTGCTACTCCGGGCGAGCCACCCAGTAAGGCCGAGCTCGAGAAGCCCGAGGAACAGTCCGAGGCCGCCGAAGGCGGCACAGACGAGGTTCCGGAGGTGTACTGGGGCACAGACCTGACCGGCATTCCGGCTGAGAAGCGCGCCGAGCTCATCGCGCACTTCGAGCAGCAGGACAGCACCATCAAGAAACTCCAGGGCAAGGTATCCGCCCTGTCTCAGCGTGACGAGTCCTCCGAGGACACGCCGGACACCCCGGCCGCCGACGAAGAGGAAGTCACGGATGAGGCGCTCCTGCGCGCCGCGGGTCTCGACCCCGAGGCCTTCGAAACGCAGCAGGCCGCCCCAATAGTCCTGCCCATCCTTCGCCGCACGCTCGCGTTGGAGGACAAGGTCGACTCGGTTCTCGAGCGGTCACAAGCCACCGAGACCGAACGGGCCTGGAACTCCGCGCTGGACGAGCTCGAGGCCTCCTACGGGAAGCTCGGGTTCGACCGGGTCGACGTGCTGAAATACGCCGTCGCCGAGAAGGTCGGGTCGCCGTACGAGGTCTACTTCAAGCTCTCCGCTCCCATCAAGCGGGAGATTGACCAGGCTGCGTCCATCGCCCGGCGTGAGGCACTCAAGAAGGAAGCGAGCGGGGGCGTCAAGCCCCGCAGCAACGCCGCCGGCGAACCCGTCATCCCGAAGGGAACTTCCCTTCGCGACGCGGTGAAGCTGGCCGCGAAGGCCGCTGAGAAGGAGACGAAGCTCTCATGGCGCGAAGCCGTGAGGCGGCGTCGCACGGAACCTGCCGCGGAGTAGACCGAGGAATAGACTCCTCGGCTTGACCGAGGCAGCTCGCCTCAGTAGCGACAGGAGCACGAAATGTCCATCTACACCGACCAGTTCGACGTCTTGGTCACGACCACACTGGACAAAATCCGTCCGGTGTTGACTGACCAGATTTCGAACGAGAACGTCCTCCTGGCGTGGCTGAACTCGAAGTCCCGGGTCACCATTGACGGCGGAACCGTCATCCGGCGCCCCGTGCTCACCGCGTTCAACGACACGGTGGGGTCGTACTCAGGGTACGACGTCATCGACACCACGCCGCAGGAGGGAATGGGTTGGGCGGAGTTCCCGTGGGCCCAGCACGCCGGGTCCGTCGTGATTTCCGGTGAGGAAGTCAAGAAGAACTCGGGTTCCGCGCAGCTCATCAACCTGCTCCAGGCGAAGTTCGACCAGCTCAAGCTGTCGGTCGCCGACGACCTGAACGCCATGTTCTACGGTGACGGGATGGGGAACAGCCAGAAGGACATGATTGGCCTCAAGGGCATCGTGTCCAACGGCACCCAGAACGCCGCCGCGGCCACCGACGTTCACCTCGGAGGCATCTCCGCCACCACGTACACCTTCTGGAAGGCCGTCGTCCGCACCGCCGCGGTCGACCTGACCACCTTCGACGGCGTCGTGGCCCTGAACAACGTCTACAACACCATCCGCCTGAACCGCTCGAAGGTCGACATCGAAATCACGACCCAGGCGAACTACGAAGCGTACGAGGCCCTCGCGGTCCCGAACATCCGCTTCCAGTCGCTCAAGGCCGCTGACCTCGGTTTCGAGTCCATCGCGCACAAGACGGCGGAGGTCGTGTTCGACCCCGACTGCCCGGCGACGGGTACCATCAACGACGGTACCGTCACCATCTCAGGCGGGGGCGCGTGGTTCATGCTGAACAGCGACAGGCTGGAGTTCGTGCAGCATGCGGACGAGTGGTTGAACCCGACGGACTTCGTCCGTCCGTACAACCAGGACGCGAAGGTCGCCCTCATCCTGTCGATGGGGAACCTCATCACCGACTCGCGGCGTTCACACGGCGTCGCCGTCGCAACGACCGTCTAGGAGTCACCTAGCGGGTAACAGCGTCGGGATGGGACCCTACCTTCGGGAGAGGGTCCCACCCGATGTCACCTGGGAGGGCTCATGTTTGGACACGGAGCAAAGCCGCTCGTGAAGGAAGAGAACCTCGAGACAGAGCGCCTCGTACGGCGTTCGCGCGCTGTGGAGCGCCAGGCCAACTGGGAGCTCCAAAAGCGCACCGCCGAGGAGGCCCTAGAACGTCGCGCTGAGCGGAACAAGGGCTCGCTCTTCGAGCGCGTGGAGAAGGCGAAGGAACGCCTGACCCCGCTGCCCGCCGGAGCCGCCCTGGCTCTCTACGAAGCCGCGAACAGCATCGACCGGGACATCATGTTCCTGGCCGAGGAGGCCGGCAAAGGCCGGAAGGAAATCCTCCGGATGTGGACGGAACCTCGTAAGTCCCTGCGCGAGCAGCTCGTGCAAGAAGCGAGCGAGCGACTGTCGCCCGCTCCAACCAGCGAGCCGGAGGCTGCTATGCAGTCCAAGCCGGCTCCGAAGAGTCGGGCGAAAAGGCCCGCGAAGGAGTAGAGGAATGACCGTCAAGGTTCGCAAGTCAGGAACCCTTACGTGCGATGGTTCGGGCAACGCTTCCGGCGCCATCGGACTGGGCGCGCCGTACGGGCGCGTCATCGGGTTCGAGTTCAAGGGCATCACCGGGTCGGACGCGACCGTGACCCTCCAGCTCGTCGACAGGGATGGCCGCATCGTGTTCGCCGCCAAGTCGTTCGCGCCGTTCACGGACGACTCGACGACCAAGCTCACGGAGCAGGTCACCTCGACGAAGGGCGTCAAGGTCGACATCTCCGGCTACCCCGCCGTGGCGAACAACTTCGACCAGGCCGGCACTGCCGGTACGGCCGCGGGTCGTTCGACCGGTGGCGTCGCCGCGCGCAGTCCGGTGACGGCCAACATCACGACCGGGACGTCGACTGAGACGCTCGCCGTGAACCTCATCGTGGAGGTGTAGGCATGGTCGCCATCACAGTCACCCCACTCGCACCCGGCACGAAGCCGCTGCCGTCTCGGCGTCCGAAGGTTGGACTCCGCGGCGCCGCGGCCGCGCTCTTCGCCGGCCCCCTCGCGGGGGTTGACGGAGCGGCCATCGCGGGTCCGACGTCTCCGACCCATGCCACCGGCGTCGCCGGCGGAGGAGTCGAGGACTCCACGGGCTCGCGCAAGTCCGACACCTACGACGTCGACGCGAACACCGGCGGCATGGCCGGGGCGCCGTCCACCACGGACACCAGACCTACGGGGCGTACGCGCTTCGTGGGCGACGGCGTCCAGGGCGGGTCTCTCCCGGGTCGTCCCATCGCCTCGGGCACAGACCACGTCTACTCCGGCGGGGGCTACGCCTCCGGAACTTTCGACAAGCGGACGTCCATCGACGGAGAAGGCGGGGCCGCACTCGGCAGCTCGGGTCGCGGCACCTCGGT